CGGTGGCGCGCCGCCGCAGGAGCCGTTGTCGGACGAAGAGCAGATCCTGCACAAGCACGGGTTCAAGTCCGGCGCCAAGCCTGACGGGCGCGAACACTACCTCGCGCGCTCGCGGGTGGTGAAGGTCATTGCCGACGCCATCAAGCACGGGCGGGACGCCTGGGAGCCGGAAAAGAAGACGCTCAGCGAGGAACTGACGCAGCTGCGGACGTTCCGCGACGGGTTCCGCAACCAGCTGGCCGGCGACGAGCGCGCGTTTCTGGAAGCAGTGGCGCAGCTGGACCCGCGCTATCGCCGGTTTATCGAGCAGCAGCAGGCCCAGGCGCAGGCCCAGGCGCAGCGGGAGGAGTCGGTCGAGGACGAGCCGCGCCCCGATCTCGACCTGGGCAACGGCATGATGACCATGTCGCCGAAGCGGCTCAACGAATGGCTGCAGTGGGCGATCGGCAAGCAGCTGGCCCCGCTCCACAAGGAGCGCGAGGAGCAGAAGCAGCGCGAGGCTAAGGCCCAGGCCGATCGCGAGATGGCCGAGAGCGTCCAGCAGCAGCTGAACGAAGCGCAGGAGTGGCCGAACTGGAAGGAATACTCGGACGAGATTCTGAAAAAGCTCCAGGCCGATACCCAGTCCGCGCGCGCCGCCGGCAAGCGTCCGCGCATGACGCTGAAGGAAGCCTATCTGGAGGTGAAAGCCGATCGACTGGCGACCGGCGCCACCCATGCCCGCGAGCAGGCGATCGCGGACCTGCGGAGCGCGCCGAAGGCGACGGGTCTACGGGCCGGCAGCGAGGTGCCACGGGCCAGCGGTCCACTCTCGACGGCAGACATTGCGCGGCGCGTGGTCGAGCGCGCAGAGCGCGGCGGGCGTTGACACGCGAAACAGATCAGGCGCATTCTTTCCGCGCCGACACAGTTTGGTCCCGCGCGTAACGAGATGTACGCGCGGTCTTTTCTCCGGTGACCTGGGCCACCCCGAACGTCCCAGGTGCATGGGTTCCTGCGCGCCCTACATGTGCAGGTGGGCTTCACCGTTTGAGCCTCTTCAGACGGCCAAAACCACCTGTTCACATGAAGGAGCAGACCCATGGCCGTACCGTTTTCACAGCTGGTCGCCTCGACGTTCGAAGACGTCGTCAACCAAAAGGGCGCCGCCGACCAATGGTCGGATAGTTCATTCCTCAAGACCCTCGAAAAACTCGGTGGCGTCAAGCGTGTTCCTGGCGGCTCGACGCTGCAGGTCACCCTCGACTACATCGCCAACGCGGGCGTCGATTTCATGGCGACCGACGTCACCCCGACGTCCACCGCCAAGACCAGCATCCTGACGGCGGCGAGCTATCCCTACGTGCCGCTGGTCAGCCCCATGAATTGGACGCTGTTCGATGAGGCGATCAATTCCGACACCAACCAGAAGGTCGATCTGCTCCAGGCGATCGTGGACAACGGGCTGACGTCACACGATCAAGCGGTCGAGAACGGCATGTTCGCGGCGACCGGCGGCACTGATGGGTTCAACACCCTGATCGACCTGTACACGCATACGGGCGTCGGCGTGGTCGGCACCATCGATTCGGGTGTCGAACTGTGGTGGAAGAACAAATTCAAGGATTACGGCACCGATACCGGCGCCACCCTCCTGGCGGATTACACCGCGCTCTACAACGCGTGCAAGAAGGGCAGTCTCGGCCGCGCGCCCAACGTCGTCGTCGGCGCCGCGCGTGAGCAGGCGATCTTCGAAGCCGCGCTGGTCAACCTGCAGCGGTTCGTGGACGTCGGCAACAAGATGAGCGTCAGCGCGGAGACGCTCGCGTTCAAGAACATCCCGTTCATTTTCACGTCGGGCTATTCGGGTCGCGACGTCTTCATGTTCAACACGCAGGACACGCAGCTGTTCGTGGTGTCGAGCGCGTGGCGCAAGCAGCGCGAAGCGGTGGAGTACACCAACGCCGCGATGATGAACAAAAAGATCTTCAGCGTGCTGCAGCTGGCGACCCGGAACCGTTCGCGTGGTGGTGTGTTGTTCACCGCCGCGCCATAAGGGAAGCACATGCCGCAGGACGCAATGACCGATCGGCTCGCGACGGCTGTCGAGGAAATGTCGCGGACGCAGACGCTGCTGGCGGAGAACCAGCAGCGGATGCTCGACGCGCAGCCGCCAGCGGAAATGGGGTTCGCGCATCCGAAGTATCAGGAACGATTGCGAGCCGAAGGGTTCTTCACCGAATTCAAGCATCCGGTCTACCAGAACGACAAGGCATGTCCCGCGCAGGGGGTGCCCCAGGCCACGATCGATCTGGTCGATAAGCTGCGCGAAGGTCGCTACATCGGCGGGCGGGTGGAGGTGAAGCGCGGCGCCAAGGGCAGCGTGCATCTGCACTATCCCAGTGGCACGCCTGACGATCGGATGCGGAACAACGGGCTGTTCCGCACCTTCGAAGAACTGATCGACAAGATCACGGCTGAAATGCAGGCGACCGGGGCGTAAGCCCCGGTTGTTCACCCATGCCTGCTGATCCGGTCACCGATAGCGGCACGGCTGACGCTGCCGCTATCGCTACCCAGCCCGACGAGACGTGGAAGCAGTGGCGGGCGCGCATCACCAGCGCGCGGCGCCGCCGTGACGATCTGGTGCCGACGTGGCAAGACAACGTCGATCGCCGTCGTAACGCCGTCAACGAGCTTGCGGTCGGCCCGCGCACGGCGGGCAAGCCGATCCGCGTCAATCAAGACTGGCCCCTGACCAAGGCGAAGATCGCGCAGCTGTATTCGCAGACGCCTGAGGTGCGGCTGACGCCGCGCGCGGACAAGTACCGCGCAGCGGTGCCGGTGTTCGGCGAGCAGCTGAACGACGCGATCGGGGACGCCACCGTCGGGCAGACGATCGAAGAGGTACTCGCCGACGTCGTCAACGCGTCGGGCATCGGGGGCGTGCTGGTCAGTTACGAGGCGCGGACGGAGCCGCGCGACATTCCCCAGGCTGACCCCGCGACGATGCCGCCAGAGCAGCAGCAGGCGATCGAGGCGGGCCTGATGGAGATGCCGACGGTCACCGTCGAGCATGTGATCGACTGCCAATATCTCGCGGAGCGCATCTCGCCGGCCGACCTGCTCACCCCGTCCGATTTCACCGGCAGCAACTACAACCGTGCGCGCTGGCTGGGCCACGACGGACGCATGACGTGGACGCAGGCTGAGCGTGACCTGGGCCTGGACGAGACGCAGAAGGAAAAGGTGCTGGGCGCCGACAGCCGGGGCAAGAACGGCACCGGCTCGCTGAACAGCGACACGCAGAAATTCAAGGACGGCGAGGTGGTGAACTACACCCAGCTGTTCTACTGGCGCCACTACTACCACGCCGAGGAGACGAGCTTTCGCGCGCTGCAGCGGCTGGTCTTTGTCGATGGCCTGGACGAGCCGGTGGTGGACGAGCCGTATCGCGGGCAGAAGCGACTGCCGGACGGACGTCTCGTCGGCGTGCTGCGGAACCCGATCAACGTCTGCACGCTGACCTACATCAGCGACGACAGCCTGCCGCCGTCGGATAGCACCATCTCGGCCGATCAGGTCGATGAACTGTCGGAGTCGCGCGATGCGATGGTGCAGCAGCGGAAGCACTCGATCCCGATCCGCTGGTATGACACCAACCGCATTGGACCCAACGCGCGGCGCCTGCTCGACAGCGGCACGCACCAGGGATTCATTCCGACCAACGGCGAAGGCACCCGCGCGATCGGCGAAGTGGCGCGCGCGAATTTCCCGCAGGAGCGATTCGAATTCGATCGGGTGATCAAGAACGACCTGACCGAGATGTGGCAGGTCGGCACCAATCAGGCCGGCACCTTCTCGCAGGGCGATCGCACGGCGTCGGAAGCGCGCATCGTGGAACGCAACTTCCAGACGCGCGTCGGCCAGGAGCGCGACAAGGTGACGCGCTTCTTTGTCGGGATCGCCGAGTGCATCGCGGGCCTGCTCGCGCTCTACGGGCAATTTGAGACCGCCGACGAGCAGGATCTACAGCGGCTCGACACCGTCAGCCGTGAGGAACTGGCGCAGGGATTCACCTACTCGGTGCGTGTCGATTCGACGGTCCTGCTCGACGCCGACCAGCGCATCGAGCAGCTGACGCGCGCGCTCAACCTGACGGCGCAGAGCGGCTACGTCAACCCGAAGCCGGCGATCGCCGAGATTTGGGAACTGTCGGGTGTCGATCCCGCGAAGGTGATGATCGATCCGCAGCCGAAGCCGCCAGAGCCGGTCAAGATTTCGATCAGCAGTGCCGAAGACGTGATCAACCCGATCATGCTGGGCTTGCTGATGCGGACCCAGCAGGCGCCTGGGAAGCAGGATCTGCAGAGTGCGATGCAGCTGCTGGAGCAGCTGGGTCTCAGCGCGATGCTGGGCGTGCCGCCGGCCGAACAGTCAGTCACCCCGCAAGACCCGAATCAGCCGCCGCAGACCGGCATCAAGAACCCCGAGGTGGCGAATCCTGGCTGGGAAGCGGCGCCGCGTATCGATCGGCGTGACGCCGACGGAGGCGTGCCGGCATGACGCCGATCTGCGACCGCTGCTACCGACCCATCGACCAGGGCGACCATGGTCTCTACCTGTGTCCGCTGCAGCCGCGCCGTGCGGCAGCGGTGCGCCCCGACAACATCCCTGGTGGCGTACTGATCGAACACGGCATCTGCAACGACGACGGCACGCCCCGTCGCTACGACAGCTACAGCGCCATCGATCGCGCGTGCGCCGAGAAGGGATACCGACGCTGGTCGGAGTACTACAGCGAAGACCGCACCAAGCCGGCGCGCGAGCAGATGGAGTGGCAGCAGAGCGGTGAGGCGACTCGGCTCCGCAAGCAGAACGAAGACAAGGCGCGCGAGCAGACGTGGGCGCAGGGTGAGCAGCTGCGGAGGGCGCGGCGATGACCTTTGATCAGATCGTCGCGGATATCTGCGGGCGCCTGAATCTCGTCAGCGACGAGGCGCAGGATCGCGTCGGACAAGCGATCAATCGCCACTACCGCCGCGTCACGGCGACCGTCGGCCTGGAGCCGGTGCGCTTCGTCACGCGCGCGTCGGTCACGGCGATCGACAGCGACACCGTCACCTTCACCGGCATCGAGAAGATCGATCGCGTCTTCGAACGGGGCAGCAACGGGATCGTCCAGACGCTCAAGCCGATCTCCGTCGCGCAGCTGCGGCAGTCGCACGCGATGCAGGGCGATCGCGGCAGCTACGCGATCCTGAACGTCAGCGCGGACACCATCACCATCCTGCTGCCGGGGCTGGCGCTGGCCATCACCGATCTGTTCGCGGACGGCTGGACGACGCTCGATGAGATGAGCGGCACGGACAAGCCGCTGCTGCCCGAGTCGTTCCACGACATTCTGACGTTCTCGGTGGTCGCCGAGGAGTATCTCCGCAAAGAGAAGACCGAACTGGCCGATCGGTTCGCCGCCCAGGCGGATGCGCTGCTGAAGGAACTGCGGTTCCATCTCGCCGACGCGCCGCCGATCGACTGGCGCCAGGGCAATCGCGTCGTCGGCACCGAGAGCGGTGGCGGCAGCGGGGGCGCGCGCTCGTCGGTCATTACCGGCGAGATCGTCTTCGACCGTGACCCGTCGCCGCCGTTCACGGTGACCCCTGGCAGCGGCATGGTCGAGAAC